GAGTAACATTCATAGAAGGGTTAGAAAAACCAAAGAGCTTTGCAATAGTACTGACAGCATCAGCGCCAATCTCTGTGGCCTTGGCAAAAGGACCTATAAAGGGAACATCAGTAAGACGTCCGGCAATATTAGCAATCGCCGTAGCAGGAGCCGAGATAACTCCCGCTTTTACATCTTCGACTTCAGACACACCTTTGGCAGTAACTGAATACTTCTTCTTTTTATAAGAAGTTTGTTCGAAAATACAATCACTAAATTCATCACCTAGAAAACTAGTTTGAATGAAATTAGTAGGAACCGCCAACTGTACATCAGTAGCCCATACATAAAATTTGATGGTTGCAGTTTCAGTAACATCAGCATTCATAGTACAAAGCTCATTCATTGGAAAGATTGAAATTTCTCCAAGAGTGATTCTGTCTAAAGATTCTACGTCAGTTCCATTAATAGGCAAAAAGGTTCGATGATAGATGAAAGGTAAATCAAGCTCAACAACATTATTATCAGCCGCATTTATAAACCCAGTAATTGGGTAAGTAGATAAATGCTGAACAACCGCCTCTTTAGAATTGGTTGCTCCCGACCCATAACAAGTAGTTGCAGCAGCTTGATAAGAAGTATTCGCCTGAGAACCAAATGGGATATAATTAATCATTAATTTCCCCCATTGGAAATTTGAACACGCAGGAACAGCTTTAACATGAAGATTACACCTAAGATAGGCATAATTTTGCAGTTTAGACTTAATAAAGGAGTCTGTTTGCCATGCTGTCCAAGGATCAAAGAAAACCTTAATCCCAGGAGCGTTCGAATCCCAAGTGTACTGATAGGCGAGAATGGGCCTCTCAATAGAAGCCCCTAAACTCGATTTCTCAGTATATCCATCATCAAACATCGCGATTTGGTTATCCACCTCAACACCGTATATTTCTTTACGCGACACAAAGTTAACGGTCTCCTCTTGTTGTTGAGGTTTAATATCCGACAAAATATCAACAATTTCATCGGTTTTGGTGCTCTCGGCACCGTTCTTAGAATTATCAGCAACGCGGTAAATTTCACGCTTTGGATCCTACGTCAGGGAACCCCGCCCAAAAGGACGTTTAAGCGCATACATCAAGGAATGTAGCCTATATATTTGTAACGGGCACACACTATCCCAATAGAGCTGAAAAACTCTCCCGTTCTTACTCTGCAGCTTTCCTAAACGTCTTCATTGATGATTTCGACGTTCGGATGATCACACAGAGCGGATGATTAGCAACAGCATCACATCTTAGCTGTTTGGAACCGCTAATAGCGGCCCGATTCCATAGAGACGACCCAACACATAGAAAGCAAGTTTACCAAACTTGCCGCATAGTGAAGATCATTCTTCTGGAAAATTGAGATAATGGATGAGAGAAAAAGCAACAGTATAAATCGCAAAATGCTATAGTTAAAAGGATCGACATAAGCCCAATGTATAAAAAGACCCATGATATTAAAAAAAGCAATGCATTTGCCAAAATAAGCAGTATAAATGTTCACCCAATAAATTAAAAAAGCAACTATATTAATAACTGCTATTCTTTGATCGATCTCTTCATGAGGAAAATTATAAAAACAATAAATAACCG